ACCCTAACTCTGCGTCTGAGGCGTTCTCAGAGGCCAACATTGAAAGCACGATTGAGTGGTGGGACGGCACCATGTCCACCCGTCTCAATGACGCCAAGACCGGTGCCTATGTGATTATCCAGCAGAGACTGGCTGAGAATGACCTGACGGGGCACGTCCTTGAGAAGGACATTGGCGAGTGGACGCACCTGTGCCTGCCCATGAAGTACGAGGCCGACAGGTCCTTTGTGACCGGCATTGGCTGGGAAGATCCGCGCACCGAAGAGGGCGAGTTGCTTTGGCCAGATCGCTTCGGGACCAAGGAAGTATTCAATCTGGAGCGATCCCTTGGCCCATTTATGGCCGCAGGGCAGTTGCAGCAGCGCCCTGAGCCCGCAGGCGGTGGTGTCATCAAGCGTGAGTGGTGGAAATTGTGGGAGGAGCAAAGCTATCCGCCCATGGATTACATCATTGCGTCACTGGACACCGCGTACACGACCAAAACCACCAACGATTATTCCGCTATTTCGATCTGGGGCGTGTTCACGACAGACTCCACGGCCATTGCCAACCGCATTTTGGACAAAGACGGGCGTCCAATGTACTTTGACAGGGGCTATGCGGAGACCGCGCCGCGCTTGATGCTCATGCATGCGTGGCAAGAGCGCCTTGAATTCCATGATTTGGTCGAGAAAGTGGCCAAGACCTGCAAATCCCTGAAGGTGGACAAGCTTTTGGTGGAAAATAAGGCTGCGGGGATCTCCGTTTCGCAGGAATTGCGCCGACTTTATGGGTCTGAGGGCTTTGCCGTGCAGCTTTCCGACCCCAAAAGTCAGGATAAGCTGTCGCGCCTGTACTCTGTGCAGCATTTATTCGCTGACGGCATGGTTTATGCGCCCGATAAGGTGTGGGCAGAGCAGGTAATTACGCAAGTTGGGCAGTTCCCCAAAGGGAAACATGACGATTTGGTCGATACCGTGTCCATGAGCATACGACATTTGCGTGATATTGGCCTCTTGACGCGGTCGCAGGAGCGCATTGAAGAGATTGAGAGCATGAAGACCTATCCGGGCAAGCAAGCAGTGCCCCTATACCCGGCATGATGGAGGATTTATGAGGTATTCTGGGCGTGTAAACGCATCCTGCACGGTCGATGACCTTGGCCAGAAGCAGTTCGAAGTGAACGTCTGGGGCGAGGCTCCTTTCGACCATGAGCGGACCTATACATTGAGCGCCAAAGATGATAATTCGGCGGCTAAAGAGGGTTTGCGTCTCTTCTGCGATGAGATGGAATGCCTTCGGGATGCAGAAACGAAGGAAGACTGATGGCAACGCAACCGGGCCTCGCTCCAATGAACATTCGTCAGCCTGCGCCTGAAGAACCGGGCGCTATTGACACGTCACCGATCCAAATTGACTATGCAGATGAGTCTGGCGACAAGCCTGAGGTCGATGAGAACGGAAACATCGTCTCCATTGAGCATGATGACGGTTCAATCACCGTTTCCCTCGACGGAAACCCGCTAGAAGCTGCTGAAAAGGCCGCTGGCGGCTATTGGTTTGAAAATCTGGTCGATGAGATCGACGCAGACGAACTTAACCGCATTTCTGGCGACCTGTTTCGTGGCATTGACGACGATCTCCTGTCCCGCAAGGATTGGATTGAGACGCGGGCGCAGGGCATCAAGCTTCTTGGCCTGAAAATCGAACTGCCGGGGCTCACAGGGGCCTCTGATGGCGCTCCGGTTGAGGGCATGTCCAAAGTCCGCCACCCGCTGCTGCTGGAGGCTGTGCTGCGCTTTCAGGCCAACTCCCGGTCAGAACTTCTGCCGACAGACGGGCCTGTAAAGATCCGCAATGACGACAACAACGCGACGTTGCAGGAAGACCAGATCGCAAACGCCCTTGAGCGCGACCTCAACCACTATCTGACGTCCACGGCGACGGAATATTACCCCGACACCGACCGCATGCTGCTGATGCTGGGCTTTGGCGGCACGTCGTTCAAGAAAGTTTACTATTGCCCTCTGCGCAATCGCCCTGTTTCGGAGACCGTTGACGCTGACGACCTGATCGTGAGCAACGACGCGACTGACTTGTCGAATGCGCGCCGCATCACCCACCGGATCATGATGCGCCCGTCGATTGTGAAGCGCATGCAGATCCTTGGCGTCTACCGCGACGTTGACTTGGGTACGCCAAGCATGCGCCGTCTTGACCCGTTGCAGCGCGAAGAGCGTGAGCAGCAGGGCATTTCGGCTGACTCTACCAACCCGCTGGACCGCGACCGTGAAATCTACGAGTGCTATTGCGAACTGGACATCAAGGGCCTTGAGCATAAGCACAAGGGCAAGATTTCCGGGCTTGAGATCCCATACCGCGTGACCGTTGACGTTTCCTCCAAGGAAATCCTGTCCATCGTCCGCAATTACAACGAAGATACGGCAGACCTGCCTGTCGCCAAGCGCAACTTCGTGAAATACACGTTCGTACCGGGCCTTGGCTTCTACGACATCGGCCTCCTGCACATTTTGGGCAACACCACCAACGCCATCACGGCTGCATGGCGCGAGTTGCTAGACGCAGGCATGTATTCCAATTTCCCCGGCTTCCTTATGGCAGATACAGGGGCTAGGCAGAACACGAACATCTTTCGCGTTCCGCCGGGGGGTGGCGCGCTTGTGAAGACTGGCGGGATGCCAATCTCACAAGCCGTCATGCCACTTCCGTATCAGCCGCCATCACAGGCGCTGATGCAGCTTGTCAGCGACATGGCCCAGACCGGTGCGCGCATTGGCGGCACGTCTGAGATGCAGGTCGGTGAAGGTCGCGCTGACGCTCCGGTGGGCACGACCATTGCCATGATCGAACAGGCCACCAAGGTCATGAACGCCGTCCACAAGCGTCTGCATGCGGCTCAGGCTGAAGAATTCCGCCTGCTGTGCGAGTGCTTCCGCGAAAACCCGGAAAGCTTCTGGCAGCGCAACTCCAAGCCGACCATGCCATGGGACCAGCAGACGTTCCTTCAGGCGCTTGAGGATTATGACCTCACGCCTCAGGCGGACCCCAACACGGCATCGCACGGTCAGCGCATCATGAAGATCACCGCCCTGAAGCAGCTTCAGCAGGCAAACCCGTCGATGTACGATCCAATCGCCATCGACACTGCCGCCTTGCAGGCCATTGGCTGGTCCAACCCGTCGCAGTTCATGGCACCGCCGAATGCGCAGGCATCCCCGCCGCCAGAACTGTTGCAGGCTCAGGCCAAGATGAAGAACGACGAAATGACCGCCAACTCCCGCCTGATGGTGGCGCAGGCGCGTGTCGCTGAGACGCAGGCGAAGATCCAGTCCGGTGCCTTTGCGCCCAAGCAGGATGGCCTTGAAATGGGTCAGGCAGCACTGACTGCCGCGCAGGCGGACATGATCAACGCCGAAACCAAGCGCAGCGAAATTGGTGTCCGTCACCAAGAGCGTATGGTAGAAGACCAGAACCGCGATTTGGACCGTCAGAGCCGTGAGCGCGTTGCTATGTTGCAGCTTGCCCGTGACCTTGTGATGCATCCAGAGCAGGCGGAAGCTGTTGAGCCATTGGCGGGTCCGTCAGAGCGCAAATTCAATGAAGGCGACAAGGAATGAAAGACCCAAAGGCCATTCGCAAGGCGATCATGACCGCAAAGAGCATTGCGGCCTTGGTAGACCCCCACTTTGCGCGTGTGCCTTTGCCTGAGATTGGTGAGCCTGCGCCTGAAGAGATGATGCCGCCTGAGTATTTTTCCATCGGCGGCCCTGCCCTGAGCGCGTACAACGCAGCCAAGAGGGCTGATCATGAAATGCCGCGTGAAAGCGGGCGCGCTGTAGAAAGCTTTATTGGCGTTCCACCAGATGCTATGAAAAACAAAATCTGGGGCGGCCTCATGCATGCAGACCCTCTGGAGGATGCATATAGCGAACGGCCATCAGAAGATGGCGCTACGGTACGCCAGCAGTTGAAGGAAAAGTTTGATCCCATCCGTGAGAAGTTGCGGGATATTTTTGGGGATCACATAAAGCTTTATCGTCATCAGGGCGATACAGAGGGGCATGCGCGGGGCCAGCGTAACACCCTGTCTTGGACGATTGACCCTGATGTTGCGGATCATTTTGGCGGAATTCGCGGCAAGCCCCATGACCTTTACAGCGATGAAGACATTCGTCGCATTGAAGATGAGGCGCACCAAACTGGCCGCACCCAGATTGGGAAACACACACTTGTTCGCAATGAGGACGACCCTAAGTATTTTGATATTTACGACCGCGATGGCGAACATGTAACCGACACCGACAGCGTTTCAGGGTACCTGAGGCAGGAGAACCAATGGTTCAACGAAGCAAACGAGCGGCTGGCAGAGCGGCGATCAAAGGTCAAAAGCGCAAGCGTCCCTTTGGATGATGTGATTTGGGCGTCTAACCGCGCAGGTCAGCGCGAATTCATCGTTCACAACCGCCCTGATGCACCTCATTTTATTGATGAGCGGGGAGAAATGCCGAATGCTGAACCTCAGCAGTTTGCGGCTGGCGGTGAGGTTGGCGCACCCGATTACGCATCGCCCGACGACCTTGGCCTCTACAGCCATGCAGCCGCGACTGCCGCCAGCCTCCCGCAGGCGAAGGCGTCACCGGATGAATTCCGCAACATGCTGACCAATCGCGGCGTCAAGCCCGCTGAATTCCAGTGGTCGGGGTACGACGACGCCTTTGCTGATCAGCCGCAGGTCACCCGCGAACAGGTCGCCGCGCATTTCCATGAGAACAAGCCGCCGGTTGGGCAGAAGGAATTCCACAGCCGCGAGATCACCAAGGCTCAGAAGGACGCAATTGACCGGGATTTCTGGGACAAGAAGACCGCATACCAGAAGCGCAGGGCTGAGTATGAAGAAGCAAATCCTGATCAGGAATATGATCCGGGCAGCGCTGAGCATACCCGCCTTCTGGATGAGCGCCACGATGCACTTCAGGCGCTGAAGAGCGCGGGCGACCCGCATCACGAAGCGTACATGCTTCCGGGAGGTGAAAACTACCGCGAAGTCGTCCTCAAGCACGATGACGGTGATCACATCATTAAATTTTCCGGCAATCCTGCTCATCTTGGCGGTGAGTCAAATGTCCTGACGCACCTGCTGATGAAGGACCGCACCGACACTGAGGGCAAGAAGGTCCTCCACCTTGACGAATTGCAGAGCGATTGGGCTCAGCAGGGCCGCAAGGAGGGGTTCAAAGAAGGCAGGATCAGTCCAGCCCCCTACGTCACAAACACCAACGACTGGGTCGATCTTGGCCTGAAGCGCGCCCTGCTGGAGGCTGCCAAGGGCGGTCACGACAAGCTTGCGCTGACGCCGGGATATGAAGCTGCCGACCGCTACAACCTCAGCAAGCAAATTGCCAAGATTGAATACCTCAAACAGCCAAACAGCGATAATGGCTACCTCCTTGCCCACGGTCATCACCGGGCAAATCTTCTGAGCCAATTTGTCGATGACAAGGATTTGCCGGGGATCATTGGGAAGGACGTCGCTGAAAAGCTTATAGCGACCACACCAACCAAAAAAGAAGGCGACGAACTCCATCGCCACACCCTTGAAGGCCTCGACCTCAATGTTGGCGGCGAGGGCATGCGCAAGTTCTACGATGAGATCGTGCCCAAGCGCCTGATGCGCCTTGCCAAAATGCACGATCCGGACGCTCAGCTTTCCGCATCGACCGTTGAGCATCCCAAGGAGTTTTCTGAGGATGAGCAGCCAAACACCGACCGGACAGACCTCCGGGCGCTGGAGATCACGCCGCGCATGCGCGAGAGCATCCTGAAGAAGGGCTTCCCCGCCTATGCTCAGGGCGGCGAGGTTGAGGGGTATCAAGACCCCGCAACACAGCACATTTCAGACTGGAACTGGCGTCCGGTTGAAGACGTTCAGGAGAGCCTTGGCGGGTTGAAGGAAATCCCCTCGCACGTCGAAAAGTTTGGCGATTTCATGGACAACATCGCCCAGCGCGCCGGGACCGGCGGGTTGACACCACGCGACCTGATCAAGGCGTACACCATCACGCGGTCGAGCATCCAGCGTCAGGCCGCAGACGTCAACAAGCTGCGCGCCTCAGGCCTCGACCTGCCAGAGGATATGACCGGCAAGATCCGCCCTGAAGGCGCTTTTGGCGAATGGCTGCACACACCGGCAGGCCAAGCCTATCTTGACGCCGCAGAGAAGGGGAAGGTCCACCAGACCGCGATCCAGAACGCGGTCAAGGTCATGGCTCCATTTGGCCGTCACCAGACGGACATTCCGGATGCTCTGACATGGGCCGCGCTCAACCTTCCCGGCAGAGAAAAGCAAGTTTCAGAACTTGTCCATGCTGGTCACCTGATGGCAAGCACCCCTGAAGAGTGGCGGGCATTTACGCAGCACATTCGCGGCGTCGGCCCCAGCAAGTCTGGCTTTCTGGCATCGCTCATGGGTCGCGGTGACCAGCCAACGCTGGATGCGCGCCAGATCATTCTTCACACCGGTCGTCCGACAAAGGAAGCCAGCAAATACATCGCCAAGAGGGGTGGCGCAGGCGGCGTCGAGGCCGTTGACCGCCTTGCAGCGCGCCAGAGCGCGATGAACCTGTCCATTCCTGACCGCCTAAAGCCATATTACCAGCACCTCACCCACCACGCCGTTTGGGACAAGGCCGGAAACGACGAAACCACGCATGAAGATGTTGTGCGGGCCATGCATCACGCGGCAAGCGGCGGTGAGCAGAGTGCTGAAGACGACGGCAGCGTCCTGACCCACCCAGTTGCCAAGATTTTCCAAGCTATTGGCATGGCTGGGCTAAACGACCCAAGCGCAGACCCGGAAAAGTTCAAAGAATACCTGAAAAGGGCGCAATACGCCCTTGCGCGCAAGATCACGACCAAAGGCTCTGACGTCCTCGCCGCCAACCCCGGCGCTGCAAACGTAAAAATGAGCGACTTCGGCAAGCCGCTCAGCGAAATGGAGTCCACCACCATTTCGAAGGGCATGATGCTTCCGCAAGAAGAAGCCGACCTTGAAGAAATGCAGCGCCGTAAAGCGCGAATTTTCCCATTCTTGGGCGACTTGTCCCCGGCGGATCAGATCCTTCTGAAGTCCGGACAAACTAAACTTGTGGACCCAAGCGAACAGCAGGGTGGCGCTGATTTTATGCGCTCTGAGTTTGCCAAGAGCGACGACCCTGCGGCATACGGGAACCGCATTGGTGCCGCCAAGACATTGGCCAAGAAGATTGCATCGCAAACCCCTGAGGGGACGCCAGCAATTGGCGCGCACGTCGCCATGGGGCTGGGCAGCGTTGACTCATCGCACCATGCCTATGAGCCAATCCTGCGCATGATCCCTAACTCGCCAATTGCGCGCAAGCACATTGATGAGTTCGACGACATGATGCGCGAAGCCCTGCCGCCGACAAAGCAGCACCCATCTGTGTGGCCGGGGATCATGAACACCAAAGAAGCTGAGCAGTTTTTTGCCAGTAGGCCCGGTACGCATGCGTCGTTCTTTGCTAAGAAGATCGATAGTTCCAAGTGGCAGAAAGCTGGTTTTCCGGATATTGGCGAAGTGCGCTTTTCTGCATCAAAGCCGGAACTCCTTGGCGCGCCACGCCTGACGGCTGGCCATGCCTTTTCTGAGGTCGAGCCAAGCGGTCGCGTCATAGCCAGTCCAGACCTCAAGCACCGGACATATCCGGCTCTAATCCCATTGAAGGGCAAGGGGTATTTGGGCGGATCTAGCGTTCCAATCCCGTCAAGGCTGATGTTCAGCGATCTTTACAAGACGCTGAAAACAAAGGATAAAAGCGGAAAAGCGATTGATTACGACTCCCCCGCTGGCCAGACGCTGTTCCAGCAGTCCTTGATGACCAAGGTTCCATACCAAGAAGCCTCACAGGAGTGGCTGGACAATATCATGGAAGATCGTCGGCAAAAGCAGGAGCGCGGCTTCAAAAAGGGCGGCAAAGTCCGCAGCGCCTTGATGATTGCTAAAGGAATGAAAAAGAGGTAACGTCAATCCGACCACAATTTCGTGGAAGTTTTATTCGCCGGTAACTCGGTAAGACAGGAGACTGTAATGTCAGAGATGTCCCGCACAGCACGTCGTGCAATGCGCGCTAAAATTCACCGCCTCACGTCCGCCAAGAGCGGCAAGGTTGACGCTTCTGACTACGGTCCTGAGCAGGTATTGGACTCTGAAGCCAAGACCGGCATGCGCCCGATCTCGCGGCGCGCCTACAAGAAGGGCGGCAAGGTTGTCGCTGTTTCTGGCGCTGACGCCAAGCAGAACGCAGGCAAGAAGCCGCGCTCCGGCGGCAGCAAGCACCTCACCATCGACGGGCTGGTCAATCGCAATTACAAAGACGCCAACGAAGCCCGTGAAGGCAAGAAGCACATTGGCGGTCTGAAGACCGGCGGTCGTGCGAACAAGCAGTATGGCGGCACGAATGGCCGCCCGACTGAAGAGCGCGACATGATGTCGCCTGCTGAGCGCAAGCTTCTCTTCGAAAGCGCAAAGAGGGATTACCCAACTCAAGGAGCGCCTGCACCCAAGAAGGCTCCTGCAAAGACGCCAGACCCCGTTTATCGCGGTCGCAGCGTCACCATTCCAGTCAGCGACGAAGCCACTCCGCTTCGCGCCCGCAAGCACGGCGGTAAGGCTTGGGAAGGCTCTGCCAAGGACGAAGCGCAGGACAAGAAGCTGGCTAAGAAGCACGGCATGTCGATGTCCGCGTGGGAAAAGTCCGCAATGGACAAGAAGCATGACACCCAGCACTCCACAAAGGGTCTGAAAAAGGGTGGTCGCACAGGCAAGAGCCTTGGCGGCATCCTTAAAGACGTGGGCAAATATGCAATTCGCGGTGGCGCTCTTGGTGCTGCTGTGGGGAATAAGGCACCCATTATGGGCGGTCTTGGCGCTATGGCAGCCCACTTCCTTGGCAAAAAGAAAGGCGACGACGCAGCCCCCATGGGCAAAAAGCGCGGCGGCTTTACCTCGCTGGATGGCGAAATGCAGACGCAGGAAAAGGTCAGCGGTCGCGTTGCAAAGCGCGATGGCGGAAGCCTTGCTGGCCTTGAAATGAACCAAGGCGGTCGTGCCAAGAAGAGCGGCAAGACCAACATCAACATCGTGATCGCGACCGGCAAGGGTCAGCAGATGCCAATGGAACCCGGCATGCCACCAGCACCGGGCCCTCAGGGCGTTCCAATCCCAATGCCCGCATCCCCGCCGCCTCAGGCTGGCGCTCCAATGCCAATGCCAATCCCCGTCCCCATGGGCGGTCCCGGCGCTGGTCCTGCACCAATGCCGCGCAAGGCTGGTGGCCGCACGTACCGGTCCTACAAGGACATGGATGCAGGCGCTGGCAGCGGTCTGGGTCGTTTGGAAAAGACGGAGATCCAAAAGCGTAAAAAGTAAGCGAGTTTGGGCGGCGTTGGTTGGAAGAACGTCGCCCAATATTTTATTCTATGGAACCTATCGATGAACTATAACAATCTGTTTGAATTTGAGTTGTCGAAACTCATTGAGGCGCGCATCGCCTCCCTCACCGAAAACGTCACAAATGTCGGCGCTGTCGTTGATTATCCCGATTACAAGTACCAAGTTGGTAGGATCGCAGGCCTTCGCGAGTTCGAGGACCTGCGTGAGGAGGCCAACAGGATCATTTCTGAACGCTAAATTATGGAGATATATTGAATGCCACATATGGTTATGGCCCACGACGAAGACCCAAAGGAAGTGATCCTGCGGGAATTGGGCGATATTGAAAAGTTCAAAGTGTTCCACAACGAGGTGATCGTTGCCGTCTACCTGCGCCCGGAAAAGACCAAAAGCGGCATTTTCCTGACCGATCAGCACCGCGACGAAGACCGCCACCAGAGCAAGGTCGGCCTTGTCGTCAAGATGGGCTCTGAAGCCTTTGACGACCCCAACGGCAACTGGTTCCGCGACATGGACGTGAAGGTGAATGACTGGGTCGTTTACCGACCTTCAGATGGCTGGACGATCACCGTCAACAACGTGCTTTGCCGTGCGCTGAAGGACACAAACATCCGGGGCAGTGTCCCGCATCCCGATATGATCTGGTAAGGAGGCTAAAATGTCGATTGAAGATAACTCAGAAGACCAGTTGGAAATCGATCTGGGCGAAGATCCAAAGCCAGCGGAAGACATCATTGTCGAAAAATCAGAGGAAAAAGCCCCTGAGCCAGACCCGGTTGATGACACCCTTGAGACCCTGAAAGCGCAACTGGAAACAGAGCGCAAGGCCCGTCAGGAAGCCCAGCGCCGCGCAAACGAAGCTGAGCAGTCTGCCTATGCCGCGCAGGGCGAGGTGCAGGATGCCAGCCTTCATCTGGTCACAAATGCCATCGACACAGTCCGTCAGAACAACGACATCCTGAAGGCGAATTACCGCGAAGCGATGTCGGTGCATGATTACGACTCGGCTGCTGACATTCAGGCGGAGATGTCGGCAAACGCCGCCAAGCTTCTCCAGCTTGAGCAGGGCAAGCAGGCGCTGGAAGATCAGCCGCGCCAGCCAGCCCCGCAGCCATATGTGGCCGACCCTGTCGAGGCTCTGGCATCGCAGCTTTCGCCGCGCTCTGCCGACTGGGTACGCCGCAACCCTCAGTTTGCGACCGACCCGCGCCTGTACCAAAAGATGATTGCAGCGCACAATCTGGCCATGGCAGATGACATCCCTGCGGACTCCGACGACTATTTTGACGCGATTGAAAGCACATTGCGCATCCGCCGTCAGGAAGAAAGCCGCGACATCGACGCCATGGAATATGCCGCAAAGCCGACACAGCGTCGGTCAGCGCCGCCCGCAGCGCCAGTTTCGCGCAGTGGCGGAGGCGGCGGCAGCAAGCCAAACCGCGTGACGCTCACCGCAGCAGAGCGCGAAATGGCCAGCATGATGGGCATGACGCCTGAGGAATATGGACGCAACAAGCTTACCCTTCAGAAAGAAGGCAAGCTGAATTAAATTCGAGGAGTATTGTTATGGAAAATATTGCAGCCAAAAAGCGCGGACGTCCACCCAAGGTCAAGGAAGCCCTTGATCAGGCAGCCCAAAACGCCGCAGAAGCCGTTAACATGCATGCCTTGGAAGAGGCGTTTGAGCCCCTTTCCGTCGCGCCAGCGCCCACGCATGCCGACATCACCCCGACAATCCGCGAGGATATTCGGGCCCCAATGCGTGAGGAAGACCCTCGCACCCGCGCTGCGCGCCGTGCGGCTGAACTCCGCGATCACCTTGGCGATCTGGATGAGGGCACGGACGACTTTTACATCAACAAAGACGACATCCCGCCGGGTTGGGAATATGAGTGGAAGCGCAAACTTCTGCTTGGCGCTGAAGATCCTGCGTA